AAGCAATGGTCACTAGTCTTCGTTACCTCAAGGCTGAAGGTAGGGCATTGTCTGATGCACCGAATGGAACTATTGAGTCTGTGCAGTCTTTAACTGGCGCTAATCTAGTTCCTGTTGATGTTGAGCCTTGTTTTTTTTCCGTAATTGCCATGCCCCTTACAAACCCCCCTGAAGAGCTCATCCATAAACTGATCCTTGAATGGAGGGCTGACCGTTGGGTGAACTATAAGGAATGTAACTGCCGAAAGCCTGATGTCTTGTGGATTAACGAACACAAATTGTCCTGTATGACTCGGCGAGCTTACGAGTGTAACAATGGTGACCCTAAGTACTTTGCCGTAGGAGCCTTCATCACTGGCGGGTCTGCTGAAGGCGTGCGCATTGCCTTAGAGAATATTCTCAAGAACAGACTATGGCCCGTTATGGAGCGTCCAATCGATCATTACAGAGAAAAACCTCTTGACATCCAGCCTCTGTTCGCTAAAGACATTGTCCTTGCGTTCGCCCAGATGTTTGCCCATTGCCCTTCTGAATTACTTGACCCCTGTCAGTTTACTCCTGCTGCCATTGCGGCCATTCCTTTTAAGAAAGGAGTGTCATGTGGATATTTAAATGTTGCCCAATATGAAGAGAGACTTGACGACGTCATCTGGCAATTTGTCAATACTGGACACCAAGAGAATGCATACCTCAGTGTTAAGGACAATTTGAACGACCTTGCTAAGAAGGTAGCTTCTGAGATTTCCACTGGGAAATACAGTGTTGACTGGTTCCCACGAACGATGGCCAAGATTGCCGTTAAAGCTGAAGTCAAAGGCCCTCTTGACGACGTTAAAAAGACCAGAATCTTCTTCATCATGTCTATGCTCAAGCTTCTTATTGACAAACTCTTGTATGTTGACATATTCCCTCAGTTTTATGGACGGGGGAGGATTGGTATTGGGTTCAAATGGGCAGGTGGAGGAGCTGAAGCCCTTGCGCAAGAGCTTGGTGCGTATGATCCGAATATGGGGTACTTTGAGTATGATTTCTCAAAACTTGACCAAACCCTTCTCCCCGGAATGCTCACTTTGTTGTTCTCGCTTTGTATGTCCCGGGTTAAAAGGACTGAAGAATTGACTGAGGGACAGATTTTTGCCCGGGAGATCATGCGTGCCTTCATGACAGACAGTGCTGATTCTGTTGCTGTCACACTGGTTAAGTGGGTTGGAAATGAATACAGATGGGTGATTGGAGTCATGTTTTCTGGGCTTTATGGAACATCGTGGGGCGATTCATTATATGTCGCTGTTGCTAATCGTACCTTTGAATTTTATCTCCATCGTATTCTCCGAAGAGAACGTCCTGACCTTGAAGCGTCGTTCGTTGCTTGCAAAAAGAAAGGCAAAATTTATGGCGATAATTGTATTCTTGCCTATCCTAAAACCATTGTTGAGTTTATGACTAGAACCAAGACTGACCATCAGGGGATTGAGTGGAAATTTGGACTTATTGAAGAGTTCTTCTCCAAGAACTGGGGTCTTACTCTTAAGCGTGATGAATGTCGCGTCCACATTGGGCAGGACCCTTTTTTTTCCACTATCCTTACTCATAGAGACCCCCAAGGACGTCCTCTTAACACTTTTGTTGAGCGCCCAGGACTTAATTATTTGAAGCGGAGTTTCGTGAGATTTGAGGAAGTTGGTGTTCCTGGTGTTTTTGCCATGCCCTTTCGACCCACTACTGATTACTTTTCGAAGGCAGCGATAACTGCGAAGGAAGTTACTAATCCACTTATTTGGCCCTCTAGGTGGATAGGGCTTCTTATTGATTCCGCAGGAACCAATGAAGCTGCATGGGACTTCTTATCTTCTCTTATAGTGAAGTTCATGGAGCGATCGTATGGACTTACTCAAGATGATGCTTGGGAGGAATTCCTCGAAAACTCTGGAATATATGATGACGCTGACTTCCAGAATCGACTGAAGAAGTCTGGCGTCACCCCCGATCAATTCACACGTCGACTCTCGCGTGCTGAGATGTTGAAATTGTTTTCTCCGAACTCAAGATGAAAACCAAATGAAAAAGACAAAATTT